CATTAAAATCAAATAATAATTTTACAATATGATGCTCTAACCAGTATTTTTTTTTGAGTTTTTCTTGTAATTTCAAATTATTATTTTCTGCATATAATTCTTCAAATAAAAGGTCTATAATATCTTCATCATCATAAAATTGCTGTGGTGCTTTAATTATATTTTTTATATATGAACGTAATAGTTTCTTTAATTTCTTCTCTTCTTGTGAATCCAATGAAGTATTATTAGTATTAGTAATAGTATTAGTATTATTATTAGTATTAGTATTTTGTTTTGATTTTCTCTCTCTTCTTTTTCTCTTTTTTTTTTTATCTTTTTCTTTTTTCTGTCTCTCTTCGCGCTCTTTAATTCTTTCAGCAGGAGGTTTTTCTATTCTTTTTATAAGTTCCTTATTCTTTTTATAATATTTAGACATTGCCTCGTATTGTTTGGTGATTGAATTTGATAGTTCATTCAAAAAATTCAAAATGTCTTTAAATTTAATATTTTCATTGAATTTTGCCTTTTCAACAGCTGATTTAATTAGTTCTAAATTATCTAGGAGAGTTTCTAAATTCCTTTTATTAAGACCATTTTTATAAATGCGACTTTCGTGTTTTCCAGGGTCTAATGTATAATCTACTATAAATTGTAAAGCTTCCGTGGTAATTCCACCTACCTCATCAAATAATTTTTGAAGTTCATCATTTACAAAAAATTTGAAGTCTTCCTTAGACATATTAAAAGCTTCTCCACTAAATTTACTATACCTCAAATAAAATGGGTCAGCTGAATTTGGTTTTATTTTCAAACCTTTACTTGAATGGCATTCAAACATATTGGTAGGAAATTCAAATGAACCTGTAGAATTACCTTCTACTATACATTCACATCCAGCAGAACCTGGTTTTCCAGTACTATATTCATTAAATTTATCACATTTACCTCTAATTTGAATTAATTGAGACTGTTCATATGAAACTCCTCCACCCTTTTGATTCCTAGTCTTTTTTAAATCAAAATTTCTTCCTTTTTTGTTGGTCTTAACCATATATTATATGATTAGATTTAAAATTGAAATTATTTAAGAGATAAGAGTTATATTAAATTATAATTATAATTATAGTTATAATATGGATTTTGTTGAACATGCAAAAACAGACCCTATAAAATTCATAAATTCTAATAGCTTTGAAGATGTTATTAAATTACTAGATTTAGCAAATGAATGTTATAGAAATTCAGGTGAAACTATATTATCTGATGATGAGTATGATACTATGTATGATATCATGCGACAAAGACACCCTGAACATAACTTCTTTAAAAAAATTGGAAGCAATAATGAACCTGGTTGCAAAGTGAAGTTGCCTTTTTTTATGGGAGGAATGAATAAATTATATTATCAGTCCGATATAGATAAATGGCTTTCTAAAACAGACTCAAACGAGTTTGTGATATCCGATAAGATGGATGGAAATAGTGCTCTTTTAGTTAAAAAGAAAAATCAGATTTCTCTCTATTCGAGAGGTGGAGGTGAAATTGGAAGAAATATATCCAATCTTATTCCATATTTAGGATTAGATAATGAAAAACTAGAAAAATTACCAGAATGTGCAGTAAGAGGTGAATTAATTATAACAAAAGAAAACTTCTCCTTATTTAAAGATAAATATAAAAATCCAAGAAATTTAGCAAATTCAATTACTGTAGCAAAAAAATCGGATTATTCATTATTATTGGATTTCATTGCTTTTGATCTAATTGAACCAAAAATATGTTCCAGTGAAAGTTTTAAATATATGAAACAATTAGGATTCAAGACCCCAAATGTGGAATATATAGAAAGAGATTCATTGACCGAGGATAATTTACGCAATATTCTAAAATATCATAAAGAAAAATCATTATATGAGATTGATGGAATTATTATAACATCTAAAGGTATTTTTGATAATAATCAAAGTGGTAATCCGAGTCATAGTATTGCTTTTAAGGTGAATTCCTATGGTATAGATACTGAAATAACTGATGTAGTCTATAATATAACAAAGTATGGTCGTCTTGTGCCCACACTAGTATGTAAGAGTGTTACTATAAACGGTTCTTGTATTTCAAATATAAACGGTCAATCGGCTAAATATATAGTTGAAAACAAAATAAATATTGGAACAAAAATTAGAGTTATTTTAAGTGGCGAGATTATTCCTCATATTGTATTTATTGACTCAAGCATGATATCTGAACCTGCTCTTCCTAAACTTGAATACATCTGGGATGAAAACCATACCCACACTATGATAGACAAATCTAATTTTAAAGACACCATTATTACTGATAAAACATTTATTGTTAAGCGATTAGTATCATTTTTAAAAACTATGAAGATTGATTACCTCAGTTATGGTATAACAATGAAACTGGTTGAAAATGGATATAATACTTTGAACGATATTCTAACTATTAATACTGAAAAGTTGTGTAAATTGCCTGGTTTCAAATCTACACTTGCAAATAAAATTGTTTCCAGTATAGAAAATAAAATTAAACATCCTATACCTATATCCCAATTAATGAGTGCATCTCTTTGTTTTGGAGATGGATTTTCAGGTTCAAGATTAAATAGCATATTAAATAGTTATCCAAATGTTGTTGATGATGAAAAAATTACGAAGGAAGACATTACTAGCATTAAGGGATTTAGTGATAAAACAGCTACTAAATTTATGAATGGATTGAAACTATTTAAATTATTTTTACAGGAACATCCATACTTTATTTTAGAAAATCATAATCATGATACTGTTCAAAAGACTAATGGACATGAACTTTGTGAAAAAACTATTGTAGTCACAGGATTTAGAAATAAAGAATTAGAGGAGTTTTTAAATTCATTGGAAGGTGTAAAACTAGGTAATTCAATCAATAAAAAAGTTGATATTATTATTGTTAAAGACGAATCTGTTGAAAATAAAAAAACACAAATGGCACAATCACTAGGTATTCTTAAATATACACTTTCTGATTTTATTGATAAATACTTAAATAATAAATAGGGATACTATAATTATAATTATAAATACAGATGAACCCTATTATACTTTTTTTATTAACAATAAATTCTCCATTATCTAAGACTTCCTCAACTTTAAAATGCAATTCAACCTCAATGTCAAATGTAGAGAATAAAACATGTAGTTTCTGTATTGAAGTAGTTGATATTATAGAAAAATATAGCAATCTGCCTAATGCTACGATACATGATATAATAAAGGTAATTGAAGATGTATGTAGTAGAATTCATAGTCCTCAGGGTAAGGAATGCTATTATATTGTAAAAAAAATAGAGGATATTTTGAATTGGATTAATGATGGACTAGTTCCTAGAAAAATTTGTGGATTACTAGGTTTGTGTTCAAATAGGTAATTTTAAAATTGAAACATATTTTTGACGATAATCTAGATTAATACTTGATACTACTACTACTACTACAATGAGTAACGCCAAAACTTTTAAGGAAGGCATTCTCTCTTTTGCAGAAAAGGTTGAAAATACCGACAAACTGATGATTACTAAGGAGAATATTATCAATGTTGAAAAGTTCATCAAAACTTCGTTGCTTGAGAATCAGAAACCAAAGAAGGCTCCAAACGCTTTCCTTATCTTCAAGAATTCTGTTAAAAATACTGTTAGCGAAGATGATTTGAAGGGTCCGGTGCTCTTGCTAGGGTTGCTAAGCAGCGTTGGGATTCTTTGGACGATTCTGAACGAGAACCTTACATTCAGGAGTATAATGCTCTAAAAGAGCGTCAGGACTGTCTCCTTGAAAATTATTACAATTATTATGGAATTAGTGTAAGTGAAATTGATGCATTCAAAAAGAAAACTACATCAAAGAAACCATCTATTAATCCTGATGGAACAAAGAAGAAGCGTGGAAGACCTCGTAAGGATTCAACTACTACTACCAAAAATTCTAAGACTAAGACTAAGACTAAAGTAGAAATTGAAAGTGATGATGATGATGATGAAGAGACTGGATTTGTGAATATTGAATATGATGGAAATGAGTATTTGTGGGATAAATCCACCAATGAGGTTTTTGATGAAAGTGGAATGGGTGTAGGTCGTAAAACCAAAAATGGCATCGCTTTCTGTTAATGTTAATGTTAATGTTAATGTTAATGTTAATGTTAATGTTAATGTAATTGATTCTTTGTAATCAACATTTTTTTCTATTATGTATTTAAATGGATAACTTTAAAAACGTTCTATTAGCAATATTACCCTTTGTAATAATTGGAATTATATTTTTTTCACCTTTTGACTTTGATTATCTAATCAAAAAACAATTTTTGGAAAATAAAAAAAAAGAGACATTTACAGATTTAGAAGAAAATAGTAAAAGTCATCCAGTAGATCTTCCAGTTAAAAATAGTGAATGTACAAAACGTGGAAAGCAGTTGTTGGATGTTCAAGAATTTATGAATGGCAAAACCTATGGATGCTACACTGGAAAAGAATTCTGGTAATAAAAAAAATAAAAATAAAAACAAAAATTTGTTAATAATTATATTTTTAATTTATTATTTATCTACAATTATGTAGTCTTCGAACATTTTAATCTTGAAATCCTGAATACTGCGAATCCTTAGGTCAATGCCTGATTCGTCAATAAAGCGATAGATTGTGACATCTCGCTTTTGTCCATCACGATGAACGCGTCCAATAGCCTGCTCTTCAATAAATGGGTTATAGTGTGGAACATTAATGATAACATTGTTGAAACTCTGAAGATTGAGTCCAGTACCACCAGCATAAATCTGCACGATGAGAATATCATAGTCTGTCTGATTCTTCAGAATTTCAGCACGTTTCTGTTGTGTGATTCCTCCATGAATGACCCCAATACGCTTACGTGTGTTTTTAGTTAGTTTGTTTTCAATAAATCGCATTTCAGCATGAAAGTCGCAGAAGATAATAGCATTTTCGAGTTCTGTTGCCAACTCCAAAATCTCGTCCAGTCTTGTATTTTTCACAAGTTCAAATCCAGGAATGCCTTCTTTAACAATTCCATAAATATCTGAATTCCTACACTTACTTGACGCATCCGCAAAAGACGCTCTAGTTCGCATTGAAAATCCATCGAGATGATTTCGCCACATTCTTCGAATTTATCGTCAAAATCTGCTGGATCAAAGTCGAGAACACTGGCGACAGCATTTTGAACATCTAGTTCAAACTTTGATGGTTTCACATTGCGAATAACAATTTTTTTTTCTGGAATATCAATACCTACACCCTTCTTGGTTCTCAATAGCATGCGTTGCGAAAGTATGTCCTGAATGTGAATGTGTGGGACTCCTTTGGAATTAATACCAATGAACTCAAGAAGAGTGTAGAGGTCGCTAATGTAGTTCTGCATTGGAGTCCCAGTAAGACACCACTTGTTGATAGCCTTCACCTTGAGAAGTGTAGATGATGCTTTTGTGGAAAGATTACGAATGTAGTGAGCCTCATCAAGAATCACTCGAAACCAAAGAATGCTAGAAAAAAGGTCAGTGTGATTCACAAAAGTCTGATAACTGGTGATAATGACTACACCAGGACGAGAATATATTTCTAGCATTCCTAGATAGTTTCCATGATTGCACACATAGACATCTAGATTGCTTGAGAACTTCTTAATCTCGGTAACCCACTGATTGATGAGACTGGCTGGAACTATCAACAGAGTGTTGAACATCCGATTGGTTTCCATCACAGATATTGTCTGAATAGTCTTGCCAAGTCCCATCTCATCTGCTAGAATTCCGCCATAGACTTCAGAGACTTTGGGTTTAGTGGTATGTTCGCTCCAAATCCACTCTTTCTTAAGCATCCAATTAACACCTTCCTCCTGATAACCTGGGCGTAGTTGAAATCCTTTTTGACCTAGAATGGTGTTCGCAGTATGGTGATTCATACTTGTTCTTGATTTGATTGGTCTTAGTCTTAGTGTTTTTATCTAGTCCATAGTTTCAAAAAAAAATCAATTTTTAATAACAGTAGTTTCTAGTATTGGACTAGTCTAATTATTTTTTTTTAAGTAGTTAATAGAGTCAAT